CGCCACCTGTTAGCACGCCAATCTTTCCTGCACGATATGGGCCAGAGTGAGTGATATTCCAATCTCGGCCAATTGATGTTGCTTGCTCCTCTGTCATTTCACCAGGTACTTCAATGATGCCGCCTGGGTTTGCTGCATTTCCAAAATAAGATGCAGCATAAGTATCGGCTGCCATAACTGCGCCGATAGTAATTCTTGCTGCTTCAACTGGGCCTAAGCCATAGAATGAACCAGGAAGTTTAAATAGTGGAATATGTAATAACTCATCTTGAGTAAGGGTCATTACTTTCTGGTTGTAATCTTGAGTATAAGTTCCGCCCGCTGGATCGTATTCCTTAACAGTTACTTCATAAATTAAAGGTTCGTTAGGGCTTTTTCTAACAATTCTTACTGATTCAGGATTGATGCAATAAAGTTCAACAACATCACCCATATCATCACGAACTGTAAGTATGTAAGCATTTCCACGAAGGTTTAAAGAAGCAAGAACCTGCTCTAAGAATTCCATTCGAGTTGATTCTGCATTTGGCTTATTAACCCAGGCTGGAACATCGCCATAAACAGCGGCATAAGAAATTCGATTACGGCCTCTGCGAACATAGGCACCCATTGGCAATGATGAAATTGTATCGCCTAGCAAACGAACGCAGGCATAAACAGTACTCATTCGGATCGCAGTTTCAGATGAAACTACAACTCCTGCTGGTGAACTGTATGCAGGGCGGCCTGGGATTAGTGGTTCAACAAATTGATTTGTTGTTCGCTTCTCACCAGCCTGGCGCAATGCTCTTGATAAATTCATTAATTAGCCTTTTCTGTAATCCATATTAAAAAACTTCCAACCACGATTAATGCGGCTGGAACTGAAATAAGTGCTAAGCCTGTTGCAACGCAGGCAACCCCAACTACTTCTACTAACAAAGTAGGATTTATTTTTTTCATTACTCCCCCTTAGTGTTGAAATTATTTGTCAAATCGTGGCGTGTCTTTTAAATCTATGTAATTGTTATGCGTAATAAATTGCAATTTATGTAATTGCAAAAAGTGTCAAAAGTATAATTAAGGCAGTGGTTAGGAAATACTTAATCACCAAGGAAGGTACAAATGGAATGCTGTAATCATTTAGTAATAAAGCAAGGATGCCAGTGCCATAATTGCAGTGGTGATCTTTGCGAAGCAGGGAGAATCAATAATGAAAAGCAGTAAATTAAGTTGGTGTGAAAAATGCAATATGGAAACTTGTTGGCTCTGGACAGCAACATCATTTAAAGATGCAGATTGGAGATGTGATAGATGCCAGCGAAAACTTTAAAATGCCCACTATGTAAAACTGATATTCGTTTCAGTGTTACCAGAGGTTTATATTGCCCTAATTCAAAATGCGATAATGAATTAGATTAAACCTGAATAGAAAAGTATTTACTAACAGGCGCTTTAGGTTCGGGCGGCTGGGTGGCTCGGTCATAACCAAAGATTGAGGCAACAGCCGCATCGACCTTTCGACGGCTAGAAGCCTTGGCTACCATTACTCCTCTTGAGGATTGTTTGGTAACGCAGTTTGTGATGTGGCGGGCCAAGCGTTCATCACCATCGTGAGTAAACGATCCATTAACAACGGCTTCGTAAAACTTTTGTGTTGCTGGCACCATTCGTTCCGCTGAGTTTGGATAACTAACAACTGGTAAGCCGTTCTCATCAAGCACCATGAAGGTTCGTTGCCATCTTGCTGGATCGAATACAACTTCTCTAACTTGGAATCTGGAATCTCGGTAAACATCAATTATTGTTTTTTCAACTTCAGCAACTGGAACAAACCAACCTTGCTCTGCATCGTGTGGCTTCTCCCAAATTCCAACAACTTTTAAATGTGGTTTCTCGCCACCTAAGAACCAAGCAACTAATGCAGTTGAATCGTTTGAGAACGCTCCATCAAATGCTAGAACTACATCCTCGCCAGGAATATCTTGGCGTTCTGTATCTATGATTGCTTCCCAAGCGCCAGTTGGTAACCAGGCAGTTTGGGTGCTAACAAAACAATTTATTCGCTTTGTTCTAAATTCTGCTTCAGGAGTTCGTAATACCGCCGATTCAAAATCCTCCAAATCAACAATATCGCTAATACCAGGATTAGCCTCTTGCCATAATTGCGGATCACGATAATCACCCTCTGGTTTCTGCGGCTCCCACCAAGCAAAGAAAAAACTTGGATCAACATTTTCACCCTTAGCAATTCTCTGGCCGTATTGGTAGAGAGAGTAGCAAAGTGAATCTTGCCCACTGGTTGAAGTTTTAACTCCAGCGGTAGTGATGCCAAAGAGAAGTGAATCTTGCCTAGCACCACCTGCAAGGCTCATTACATCCCATAGTTCTCTATTGGGCTGGGCGTGAACCTCATCAAAAATAATTATTGGCGAAGGGTTTAAACCTTCTTTTGTATAAGCCTCAGCAGAGAGAACTCTATAAACTGAATTCTTATCTTTAAACTCAATTGCATCTTTGTAAAGAGTAAACATTGTAGATAGTTCAGGGTCTAACTCAACCATCCGCTTTGCAGTACCAAATACGATTCGGGCTTGATCTCTGTCGGCTGCGCAAGAGTAAATTTCAGAACCATTGCCACCAAGAGTTAAGCCTGCTAAACCAACGCTAGCAGCGAGTGCTGACTTGCCATTCTTTCTGGCCATCCCGATTAATGCAGTGCGGTGTTTGAATCTGCCGTTTTCTTTTCTTGCTAGTGCGTGGTTTAAAAGTTCTTTCTGCCAATCACGCAAAACTAATAACTCACCAGCAGGGGCAGCGATTGAATCTTTAGTAACTCTACAAACAGCCTCTGCAAATTGACTATACAGCGGGCCATCACCATTGGCTATTTCTGTTTCTGAAACTGAAGTTAGCCAGCGTGGGGGCCAGGAATTAATTTGTTGCATTTTGTTTTTGCTGGAGAAGTTCCTCTAGTTTTCCACGAGCCTTCACTTCAGCAACCCCCAGTTTTGATCTATCACTTGGAGTTAATCCAAGCAAAGATAAGTTTTTAACAATATCACCTTGCACTGTACTCAACATTCCAAATAAAGGATTTTGGTAAGCATAGCCTTTATCGGTAAAGAGTATAAATTGTTCAGGCTTTAGTTGATCCTGAATTTGTTTTTTCAATTCCATCTTTTCGCAAAGTTCTAAAAGTATCGTGCCATCTGTATTGGCAATCCAAGGAGCAAGGCTTAAAACCTCACGCCAAAGAGTTGCACCAACTTCGCTCAAATGCTCAGGAGGCTGCGCAGAAAATCTTGGCAATGCAATAACTTTATTTAGATCAGGAAGTTTTTGTTTGCCTGGATTTCCATTGCGCCGTTTAATTTCATTTGGCTTTGCAGCCATTTTTATCCTGTCCGATTTGTACCAAAATGCCCCCTATTGAAAAATTCGGAAATGTGCGAAGCCAGGGCGTCGGGGTATATACCCGCACGCTGCCTGAACTTATAGGCCGTACCCGATAATGCCTAGGTGGGGGTTAGCCAGAACCTTTTATTGAATTACAAATTCTGCAAAGAGTTTGTAGGTTTGACCAAATGGATTGGCCGCCGTTTTTCTTACTAACAATATGATCGGTAGTTAAATCTTTTGTCGATCCACATTTAAAACAATATGGATAAGCAGTTCTAAATTCCTTGGATAACTTACGCCACTTAGAATCATAACCACGCTGAGTTGGTGTTGGTCTTTGTTTATCTTTTAATCTTTGACATCTAACACATCTTGCTGATCTAGTAACTACTTGGCAATCAACGCAAGGTCTTGGTAACTTAATCATTGTGCTTGGCTATGTACATCAATGCTCGATGTAAATTACTTAATGAATCTTTGAAGTGTCCTAATCCCATATTGCAATTGGTGCAAAGTAATCCACGAATCTTTTGTGTTTTGTAATCGTGATCTACATTTAATAAGAATTTAAATTCCGAAGCATCTGTGCCACAGATAGCGCATTGGTTGTTTTGCGATTCAAGTATCTTTTTATATTCAGCATCCGATAGATCAATAAGCCTGCGATACTTACTGCGACAACTCCTGCAAGTATGATATAAACCATTTGATTTTTTACTATCTTTATGAAATCTATGTAATGGTAAATCTAATTTACAATGTCTGCATTTTTGCAGATCATTCTGTA